TTAAAGCAGTAGTATTAGATGACCCTAATAAGGCAAGGGGTGGGGATGCTATCAAGGTAACACTAGAAGAGTTTGGTTCATTCCCTGGGGGACTAGAAGCTTGGGATATATTATTACCACAAGTAAGGCAGGGTGGTGTCACTACTGGATTTATGACAGCTTTTGGTACAGGAGGAGGTAGTAATAAGGTAAACTATACTAATGACAGTATGGAAGCATTAGAGAGTATCTTTTATGACCCTGAAGCATATTTCTGTATAGCATTTCCTAATATATGGGATGAAGGTTTAGAGATGACAGAATGTGGATTCTTTGTCCCTGCTAATCTGATACAGAATAAGGCTATTGATACTGATGGTAATGTGGATAAGGAGTTGGGAAAAGAGTTGATATTAAAGGAGAGATTAATAAGGAAGAATGCTAAGAGTATAAAACAGACAATAGCAGAGAATCCATTAACTCCAACAGAAGCATTAGAGAGAAAGAACTATACAGAGTTTCCAGTTAAGGAATTAACAGAGCATAGAGCAAGGATACTAGCTAATAAGGATATACAAGGACTTATTAAATATGGTAAGTTGTTTGTAGGTGAAAATGAAAAAGTAGAGTTTAGGATAACCAATGATAAACCATTTATGGAATATCCTGTTAGACCTGATATGGATAAAAAACCTTGTGTAGTAATATATCAGAACCCTATTTCAACTACTCATACTTATGATAGAGGTGCAATATACAAAGCAGTATTAGACCCTGTTACTAAAGACATAGCACCTTCCAGTAGTTCAGTATTTGCTTGCTACATATATAAGAGAGAGGGAGCAGGAATATCAGGAAGTAGTGATAGGATAGTAGCTAGTTTAGTAGGTAGATATAGTACAAGGGAAGAGTACTACAAAGAGTTATTTATGCTACTTGATTACTACAATGCTAAGTTACAGAGTGAAGATGGAGGAGGAGGAGATGGAGTAATAGACTTTGCAAAGAAGGAAGATAAGTTAAATTACTTAGAGTATGAGTTATTATTTGATAGTAGGAAGGAGATAGACAATCATAGGAATAGGAGTTACTTTATCAGTATGACTACTGAAAGGAAAAAGAGTGCTACTTTGTACCTAATTGATTGGTTAATTAAGCCTAGAGGGTATAATCCTGATAATCCATTAGCAAATAAAGATGGATACTTATACAATTACAGTTATATTTTAGATGAAGGAGCATTAAAAGAGTTGATAATGTTAAATGATGTTGGTAACTTTGACAGGTTTTCTGCGTTGTTACTGATACCTTTAGTAATAAATGAAGATGTGCATTCAGGAGTGGAGATAAGGGAAAAAGATAAAAACAACTTCTTTAATAGACCCTTATATAGTGGAGGAAAGATTGCCAGTGATAAATACTTACAGGATATATAATGAAAAAAGAAAAGAATACAGTAACTAAGAGGAAGCATTATACAAGTCAGAAGCCTAAGATGAAAACATCTTATATGGATAAGACTAAGGATGATAAGGAGTGGTATAAAGACTGTATAGATTATTTTACTTCTCAAAGCAGGTTTAGACATAGTAGGGATTTTTCCCATATAGAAGAGTTGTATAGGATATATAATAACCTAATACCTGAAAGTCTATTTGACTATGTTACTAATCCATTAAACTCTAAGAATCAAGACCATCAACATTTTCCTGCAAAGATAAAACCCTTTAATATATTAAGGACTACAATAGACCAATTTTTAGGAGAGTTTAAGAATAGACCTACTAACTTCATGGTTAATGTGAATAATCCTGATGCTTCAAGCATGATGTTTGATAAGCAGTATGAGATGTTATTAGAGAACCTTACACAATTATTTGTTAATGAAGCAAAGAAAGCAGGTAAGGATTTAGGTGCTGAAGATGAAATACAACCACCTGAAAAGTTTGAAGAGTATTTTAACCATACTTATAAAGATGAAAGAGCAGTGCAAGGGCAATATGCTCTAAAGTTGATTAGTGATACTGCATATTTACAAGAGAAGTTTAATGATAACTTCCTGCATTGGGTAATAGCAGGAGAAGCATATACTTATAAAGAGGTTTTAAGAGAAGATGTCTACTACAAAGTAGTTAATCCTTTAGACTTTGACTATGACAGAAATACTGAAACTAAGTTTGTAGAGGATGGAGAATGGGCAGCATGGATACAGTTCCCTAGTCTTTCAGATGTAGTGGATATGTTCTATGATGAATTAGAAGAAGAGCAGATAGAAGAATTGGAGAAGAGGACTAAGAGAGGAGCATTAAATAGAACCATTAGTGATGTGGACTATGAGAAGAGGATGGGAACATCTTTTTATAACTGTAATACAGTAGAAGTAGTGCATTGCACTTGGAAAGCATTTACTAAGATAGGCATATTATCCTATATGAGTGAGATAGGGCAAATGGAATTTACTGAAGTTAGTGAGGACTATAAGCTGAATGTAGAGTTAGGAGATGTAGAAATAGAGTGGATGTGGATAACTGAAGTACATGAAGGTTATAGGATAGACAATGATATATATCTTAGAATGAGGGCAATTCCTTATCAGAGAAATCAAGTTAACCAGTTATCTAGTTGCAAGTTGCCTTATAATGGAAAGAGATATTCCAATATTAATGCACCTAATATAAGTGTAATGAAGTTAGGATTACCATATCAGATACTTTATATTATAGTGATGTATCAGATAGAGCTAATGTTGGGTAAGAATAAAGGACATATAGTGATGATAGATAAGAGCCTAATTCCTATTAATGGAGGTTGGGATGAAGAGAAGTTTATGTATTATGCTGAAGCTTTAGGATATGCTTTTGTGGATGGAAGTAAAGCTAGGAATATGAATATAAATCAGGTATTACAGACTTCTACTATACAGCATATAGGAGAGTTGATTAAAGTAGCTGAATTTTATAAGAATGAGTTTAAGAACCTGTTGGGGATTACACCTCAAAGGGAAGGACAGATAAATAGTTCAGATAGTGTTGGAGGTACTAATGCAAGTATTAGTCAATCATATACTATTAGTGAAGAGATATTTGCTAATTATGAAGAATTATTAGAGAGAGATTTGCAAGGCTTATTAGATTTAAGCAAGTTTGCATGGATTAATGGTAAGAAGGCTATGATGGTATCCAATGATATGAGGAATCAGTTATTGGAGATAGAGCCTGAAAAATATGCAGAGATAGACTTTGGAGTAATGGTAACTAAGAATGCTAAAGAGTTACAGACTTTAAATGTATTAAAACAGAATGCACAAGCATTTGCACAAAATGGAAGTAGTCCTGAAACAGTATTAGAGATTATACATAGTCAGAATGTTTCAGAGTTAAGGAATAAATTGAAGGATGTTGCTGCTAAAATGGAGAAACAGATGGAGCAACAAAGTAAAAGTGCTGAACAATTAGAACAGCAGAAACTGGAGATACAGAAGCAATTGGCAGAGATGCAACACCAATATGATGTAGCAATAGAAACTATGGTTACAGAGAGGGAATTAGCATTAGCAGATAAGAAAGGACAATATGAAGTAGCTAAATATGCTATGAATGAACCTGTTGATATGGATGGAGATGGAGCTATTGATGAAGCAGAATTGAGTAAATACAGATTGGAGAAAGAGAAGATGACAGCTACATTAATATCAGGTGAAAAAGATAGAACATTAAAAGCACAAGAGATAGTGGTTAAAGCTAAGACAGAAATGGCAAAGCTTGATAATAAGTTGGAAGTAGAAAAGATTAAATCAAAGACTGCTTTAAAGAATAAAGTAGTAGGACAGAAATAAAAAAATATTACAATGACTGAAGAAGAGAAATTATTACAACAGGCAATATTAGCTAAAACGGGTACTGGTGGTGGAGGAGGTGGAGGAAGTACTTCTCCTGCTGATATTGCAGATGGTATAGATAGTAGTGTGGATATAAACACAATGCTTGCAAATTTAGATTTATTATTAGAGTATACAGATGAAGTAGAAACACTATTAGGTGGTATTATAACTAATACAACAGGAAAAGCAACAGAAGTTACTTTAGCTGCATTACTTACAGAATTACAATTAAAAGCAAACTTAGCAGAAACTCAACCTGTTAGTATAGCACAAGTTATTGATTCGATTATTTCAGGTAATAGAGTTTCTTATGCTCCTAGTTATGGAGCTCCTGATGATAATGATGTAATACAAGCTTCACTGGATTCATCAGGAAGTTTAGTTACTAGAAGTTCTATTTTAACAGATGAAGGAACATATAGAGTTAACTTTGCAAATACTTCATTAGCTGTTTCTATTGGAACTATTTCTAATATAACAGGTAAAAT